CTATTCTTTCTGCATCAATTGCAGCAGGTGGAGCATCAGCAGTATTGGCAGCAAAGAGTGGTTCAATCGTAATCTCTGGCTCTGTAACTTCAGCAAACGTATTAGACAAATTAAATTCTGTTGTTAATACAATTCCTGATACAGTTTATGGTAAGCCTGATGTATTGTTGTATGTATCTACTGACGTAGCAAAAGCATATCAGCAAGCATTAGCAGGTGGTGCTATCGGTGCAAACGGTTGGAACAACCAATTGAACGTTGGTGAAAAACCATTCAACTTCAATGGTATCGAAATCGTATGGTGTCCAGGTATGAGCTCTTCTAAAATCGTTGCAGCACAAAAATCTAACTTATTCTTCGGAACTGGTTTGATGAGTGATTATAACGAAGTTAAAGTGCTTGATATGGCTAACATTGATGGTTCTCAAAATTACAGAATTGTAATGAGATTTACATCTGGTGTTCAGTTCGGTATCGGACAAGACATCGTTTACTACGGTGCATACTAATCATTAACTAACTAATTAAAAACAAAGTATATGGCTTGTAATTTAACACAAGGACGTCAGGAAGTTTGTAAAGAAAGTATCGGTGGTTTAGCCGGCGTATACTTCTTAAACTATACTACTGGGTCTTTTACAAAGAACGGAAGTGGTCAAGTTACCGCTTTACCTTCAGGTTCGACAGTTTATTACTATGAACTTAAAGGAAACAGCGCATATACTGAAACTGTAAACTCCTCAAGAGATAACGGAACTACATTCTTCTCACAAGAATTAGTTTTAAATCTTAAGAAATTAACAAACGAAATGACTACTCAATTAAAGCTTATGGCTTATGGTAGACCTCAAATTATCGTTTGGACAATGAACGGAGATGCATTATTGGTTGGTGAAAGAGAAGGTGCAGATGTAACTGCAGGAACAATCCAAACCGGGGCAGCATTGGGTGACCTTTATGGATACTCAATCACTTTTCAAGGACAGGAACAATTACCAGCAGCTTTCTTATCTGGAAGCACAGTAAATAATCCTTTCGCAGGATTGAGTGCACAACCAACTATCGTATATAACTAATTCAGTATAAGCTAAGATATATTAAACCCAGCCCCGTAAGGCTGGGTTTTTTATTTGCTTTTAAATATAAGGAGATAAATTAGTGTTATTACTATATAAAAACTAGCTAATGCTGTCCTATTTCATATCACAGTCTAACGATTATACATTTAGAACACAACCTACTGCAAGTTCACAGTTTACAATGTCATTAACTGATATGACAACATTGGAAACATTTAGAGGAACTATAACTTCTATGTCATATGAACCATACGAAAGTTATGTTTCATTTTCTCTTGCAATTAGTGGTGCAATCATAGGTGAAGAATATCGTGCAACACTTTTAAATTCTGGAAGTTCTGAACCGATTTGGAATGGTTCTGTGCAAGTATATGCATCTCAATCTTTGGATAAATCAGTATATGAAAATCAAAATAAACAATATATCTCTCACATGAGTGATAATAGCTACATAATAATGAAGTAATATGAAACTACAACAAAAATTTTCAGTTATCAATGTAAACAACAATACGCTTCCAATCATTCAGGAGGATACTAAAACACGTTATGGTTGGATTCCATTTGGTGTTTATGGACATGATGATTTTTTTGATGCTATAACAGTTGCATACAATAATTCTACAACAAATTCTGCATGTATTGAAGGTATTGCAGATTTAATATTTGGTAAAGGCATTTTCAGTAAAAATGAAGAGTTTCAAAAAGTATTGGAAAGAATATTACCACAAGAAGAAGTAAAAAGAGTTGCATTTGATTTTAAATTATTTGGTAACGCTGCACTACAAGTATATTGGAACGATGAACATACAAAAATCGTTAAGATGTATCAAGTGCCTGTTCAAACCCTTAGAGCAGAAAAACTTTATCAAAATCCAAGAGTTGAAAACTATTACTATTGCACAGATTGGAATGACCAAAAGAAAGTAAGAGATAAAAAGAAAATACCTGCTTTCGGCACATCTAATGAAAAGATGGAAATACTTTACATCAAACATTATTGCCCAGGTCTTTACTATTACGCATTGCCTGATTATATATCAGCATTACAATTTGCAGTAAGTGAAGCAGAATTATCTAATTTACATTTGCATAACATTACAAATGGTTTCTTACCTTTAGTAATGGTAAACTTTAACAATGGAGTTCCTGCACCTGAAGAAAGACAAACAATTGAAGATTTACTTCAGGCTAAATTCACAGGAACAAACAACGCAGGTAGATTTATGTTATCTTTTAATGATGATGTTGCTACCAAACCAACTATTGATACAATCTCTATTGATAATTTGCATGAGAAGTTTCAATATGTTGCAGAATATGCGCAAGATAGAATACTTGTAGCACATAGAATTACTTCACCACTTTTATTTGGTATCAGAACTGCAAACAATGGTTTTAGTTCTCAAAGTGAAGAAATGAAAACTGCGTTTAGTATTTTACAAACAATGACTATTCTACCATTCCAAAATGTAATTGTAAATGCTTTAGATTATGCATTACAAATTGGTGGATATGATAGCACTGAATTATACTTTGAACAATTAACTCCATTGGTAATTCTTTCTACAACAGCAGAAGAAACTGGTAAAACAATTGCTCAAGTAGAAGATGAAGTTAATGATTCAATGCAAACACCTGAAGAAGCACAAACAGATGCAGAAACAAATCCAGATTCTGTAATTCCTAAAGAAGATTTAGAGATGAGAGAATTTGTAAGACCTGCACATTTTAATAAAGAATACGAAATAATGAAATAATATGTCATACGCACTTTTTATAACACGTAACGATATCATTAAAAATTCACCACTTCAAGGTGCAATTGATGCTGATGCTTTACTACCTTTTGTTCGCACAGCACAGGACAAGTATCTTAAAAATCTTTTAGGAACTGTTCTTTTTGATTATCTACAATTAAAGATAACTGATAATACATTCTCTACATTGAGTGTATATTATCAGGATTTAATGGATGACCACATAAAGTATACACTTATTTGGTATGCATGTGTAGAATATATTCCATTTAGTTCTGTTCAATTTAAATCAAATGGTGCTGTGAAACAACAAAGTGAGCAAGGTATTGCACCAACTAAAACTGAAATTGATTATCTTAAACAAATTGCACAGAATAATGCAGATTATTATGCATTAAGATTGCAAAACTATTTAATAGCATATTCAAATAATATTCCACAATATCTTGAGAGTGTTGGAAATCAAACACAGATTTATCCAGACCAATCAAATCAATATTTTGGAGGTATTCAATTATAATCTATGCCACAACAAATTGTCCATAACACAGGTGTAAACTACTCATTATACTACAATGTCCTAAATTATTTTAAGACAATAATGAGGAATCATCCTTCTATTCAATCAGTTACCTATGGTGATATTGATATGATTGATGATAAGCAATATCCTGAATATCCATTGGGAAATATCCTAATTACAGATACTTCGTTTGGAACTTCTACAACTACATTCACAATACAATTGATTGTAGCAGATAAACAAAAAGTTTTAAATAACGAATCATCTGGAAGCACAAATGCACAAACTATCCCGTTTTATGGAATAGATGATATGGTAGATATACATGCAAATACGCTTGCAATATTAAATGATTTAACAGCATATACCCAAAGAGGAGTGGCAGGTTTTGAAATAAATGGTGATATAATCTGCACACCTTTTTCCGATAGGTTTAATAACGGATTAGCTGGGTGGTCAGCAACATTCGAACTGACAACTCACAATGATAAAAATCGTTGCCTTTTTTTTTTAATTAATCCTTCGGGTAGTGGATATATAATTGAAGATTGTTCGGATGGTGAAAGATATAAAGCAGTTTTAGCAACAAGCGGTAGTATAGGACAGGTATTTGCAAGTAGATGGTATCCTAAATCAAATAGAGATGTCGATACTTATTATGATTTGAATTGTTATACTATTGTTGACACGTTTGAAGGTGAAGATGATTACGATTATGTTAATTTGCCAATAATGGCGTTACCATATACGGATTTTGGAACTTGTGAATATTGTGAATTGTGGACATCACCTCAAATATGGGGAACAACACCACAGAATTGGTCATCAGGTCCAAACGTGGCATTTAGAAAATGGATATATGATTAAAATAAAAAATAAAAAATAAATGGGAAGTTTAGCAGGATTATATATATCTCAATCATTTCAATCATTAATTCACCTTGCAACTAATGGAACTGCTTCTGCAACATTAACTGAATTGCAAGATGGATTAGGAAATGGATTAGGAATTTCACTTAATACTGAAGGTGATATATCAGCAAGTGGTAATTTGTATTTAGGTTCATTGAATATTGATGGACCTGTTAGAATTAATTCAGATTTCTCTGCTTCAACACCTGCATACTATAACTCTTATGACCCATTTTATTCAAATGCGGTTAGAGTAACAGGCTCATACGCTGCAGCTGGTGGAAATCCTCCATCATTAGAAGATGTTAAAGTAGGTTGGAAAGTAAATGGTATTGGAGTTACAAACGCAACCGTAACATCTATCACAGTTGTATCACCAACAGATAGATACTTCTTTGTAAACCAATGTTGCCCTGCAGCATCTCAATATTATACATTTACAGGTGAGATAACTCCGCCTGTTGTAATAACTGGCTCATTACTTATTACTGAAGATTTAATTGTTTCAGGAACATTCGATATTGAAGGTAGAGTTAGAATTAATGATGATGTTCAAATAACAGGCAGTGTAGATATTAGTAATAACATTACAGCATCTAATGCAGC